GACGTAAGCATCGTGAGATACAGAGACAGCATCCTGAGTTAGACATACGGTTTGTATTTAGTAATGCAAAAGCTAAGTTGTACAAGGGTGCTAAGTCTAGATACTTTAACTGGTGTGATCAGCATAAGTTTCAGTGGGCTAATCGTGTGATACCTGAAGATTGGTTAAAAGAAAAAGGTAAAGAGATTACAGCTAAGAAGATAGAATTAAAAACAAAAAGGAAATGCTGATGGGTCATAGTTTAGATAATGATGAAATAGCAATAGTTATAAGTCCAGTAGACTACACAGACGATGGTAATTGGGATGGGGATACAAATGTGTCAATAGCAATATCACCTGAGCACAACTTACCTGAACCTATTATTAATGGGATAGTAGATGTAGCAACTATGATGTCAGCGTTCTTAGATATAGCAAATGAACACCCTGACATATATGAATTAGTAAGAGATCACAGAAACTATTTAATGACTTTGGAAGATGATGAAGAAGATAAACCTGTTGTAACTAAAGACGGTAACGTGTATACACTTAACAAGTGGTCAAAAACAAAAGGGAGTGCATGAATGGAACCTACAATAACATTAACTGGTGATACAACTTTTAATCACGATCAAGTAAACAATCCAGTACACTACAATCATAGCGGCATAGAATGCATTGAAGCTATAGAAGCAATGACAGAAAACATGGCAGGATCTACAGCGCCACACGCTGCTAACGTACTTAAGTATTTGTGGAGACATGAATACAAGAATGGCTTAGAAGATATTAACAAAGCTATTTGGTATCTCAACAGGCTAAAGGATCGTTACAAGGAGCTACATAAATGATAACAGCAGAAGATATAAATGCATGGAAAGACATGTATGAAATGACATTCGGTGACTATCAGATAGAAGCAAGAAAGACTGCTATCTATCCTGAAGAACACAAGATAGTTTACCCTGCGTTAGGACTCGCAGGTGAAGCAGGTGAAGTAGCCAACAAAGTAAAGAAGATGTTAAGGGATGGGAAGTTTGACAGAGAAGATGTAGCTGCAGAAATAGGTGACTGCCTGTGGTACATATCAGCTTTGTGCCGTGACTTAAACTTTGACATGGGATACATAGCTAGATGTAACTTAGATAAGCTTCACAGTCGTATGGAGAGAGGAACCATTAAAGGCAGTGGCGATAAGAGATGAAGTTCAACATTAAACTAACAATTGATATAGACGAGGAAGAACGAATACTACCTATAGTAGCAGACATGCACGAGGAGGCAGTTACTGAGTTATTCCAAGATATTATTTATGATATTGATGGTGCAGTAATTAGAAAGATAGAGGTTAAAAAATATGAATAACTACTTACCAACAGACTACCAAAGTTTTATACACAAGTCACGTTACGCTAAGTACATTGATGGCAAAGGCAGAGAGTCTTGGTCTGAGACAGTTGATCGCTACATAGAAAACGTTGTAGGAAATAAAGTAGATGCAGATACTAAAGATGAAATAATGTTTGCTATACTTAACTTAGAGATCATGCCTAGCATGAGAGCTATGATGACTGCAGGTGCAGCACTTGAGAGAGATAATACTGCAGGATATAACTGTAGCTATCTACCTGTAGATGACCCAAAGTCCTTCGATGAGGCTATGTACATCCTCCTCTGTGGTACTGGTGTCGGCTTCAGTGTTGAGAGACAGTTCATTAGCAAGCTTCCCGAAGTACCTGAATTGTTCGAGAGTGATACTACCGTTGTGGTAAAGGACAGCAAGGAGGGGTGGGCTAAGGCGTTTAGACAAGTGTTAGCTCTCTTGTGGGCAGGTGAGATTCCTAAGTGGGATGTTAGCAGAGTAAGACCTGCAGGTGCAAGACTTAAAACATTTGGTGGTAGAGCCTCTGGTCCTGCTCCTTTGATTGACCTATTCAACTTTGCAGTTAAGACATTCAAGGATGCACAAGGACGTAGTTTATCTAGCTTAGAGTGCCATGACCTAATGTGTTTCATTGGGCAGATAGTTGTAGTTGGTGGTGTTAGACGTAGTGCTATGATTAGTTTGTCTAACCTTAGTGATGATCGTATGCGTTATGCTAAGTCAGGACAGTGGTACGACAATGCAGGGCATCGTGCTTTAGCTAACAACAGTGTATCTTACACAGAGAAGCCTGACTCAGAAACGTTCATGCGTGAGTGGCTATCTTTAGTAGAAAGTAAATCAGGCGAGAGAGGAGTATTCAATCGTGAAGCATCTAAGAAACAAGCTGCTAAGTATGGCAGACGTGATCCTAACTTTGAGTTCGGAACTAATCCTTGTAGTGAGATTATCTTACGCCCATACCAGTTCTGCAATCTTACAGAAGTTGTGGTACGAGCCACGGACACGGTGGATGATTTGGATAGAAAAGTCAGACTCGCCACAATACTTGGCACGATCCAAAGCACGTACACAAAGTTCCCATACCTCAGAAAAGTCTGGACAACAAACACAGAAGAAGAAAGACTCTTAGGTTGTAGCTTAACTGGTATTATGGATAACCCTCTTATGACATCCGCAAACAAAGGATTGGAGAAGACCCTTGAACATTTACGAGAAACTGCTGTTCATACTAACGCTGATTGGGCTGACCGCCTTGGCATTCCACACTCAGCAGCAATTACCTGCGTCAAACCAAGTGGAACAGTATCACAACTAGTTGACTCTGCATCTGGTATACATGCTAGACATGCACTTCATTATATCAGGACTGTGAGAGGTGACAACAAAGATCCACTTACACAAATGATGAAGGATCAGCGCATACCTAATGCACCTTGTGTGATGAAGCCTGATACTACTACAGTGTTTAGCTTCCCACAGAAGTCACCCAATAAAGCTGTAACTCGTAACGACTTGTCAGCCATTGAGCAACTGGAGACATGGTTAACTTATCAAAGACACTGGTGTGAGCATAAACCCTCTGTAACAGTGACAGTTCGTTCTGATGAATGGATGGAAGTAGGTGCATTTGTTTATAAACACTTTGATGAAATGAGTGGTGTGTCTTTTCTGCCACACTCTGATCATACTTATCAGCAAGCACCCTATCAGGATTGCACTAAGGATGACTACAAAAAACTTTCAGCAATAATGCCAAAGAGTATTGACTGGTCTAAACTTAGTGAGTATGAACAAGAAGACAATACAGTTGCTATGCAAACTATGGCTTGTACTGGTGATGTCTGTGAAATGGTAGATATAGGAGCATAATTACTAGACATAGTTTAAATACTGTGTTACTATTACAACAACAATAAAAGGAGTTAATCATGTTGTTATTTAATATCTTAGTCCCTGTAGTTTTTCTTTTAACAGCCTATGGTTCTTACAATGATGTAGTTAAACCTGCAGCTAAGGCATCGTGGGATACAGGAGTTGTAGTATATGAAAAGAGTGTAGACATTATCAAAGATGTAACCACTGACGATCCTGTTGAATAATGTTTGTATTAGTATTTATACTTTCTTTAGGTAATGGATATGTTCAGGTGCAAGCTATGAATTATGTTTACCCTACAATGAAGGAGTGTAAAGATAATGCAGTTACTATTAGAGAAAACCTTATGCTAAGTAGACCTTCAGATAAATCTACAGTACAAGCATACTGCACAGAAATACCAGTGGAGGTTTAATTTTAATTAATATGAAAACACATTGTATAAGTTGTAATACCTGCGGAGTTAAACTAACTTTAAATGTTAACTGGTTAGAATCACAAGCTAAACAAAAAAAGTATTGGTGTAATATCTGTAAGAAAGCAGACAATGATAAGAGGATGTATGTAAATGGAAGACATATATCCAGAAATCACCCTTTGTATAAACCTGGCAGATACAAAACTTTTAATGATGCAGCCTTTGAGGGTACGTATAAGTTAGGTAATATCAAAGAAGGTTATGTCTATGTTATAACTAATCCTGCTTGGCCTGATTGGGTAAAGATAGGCATGGCTATTGATGCTGATGATAGATGTAATAGCTATCAAACTAGTAGCCCACATCGTGACTTTGTGTTAGAGTATACTGTTGAGACAGATAATAGAAGGACACTAGAGCAAGCTGCTCATAAAGAAGCTAGGAAGGTAGCAAGTAAGACTAAAGGTGAGTGGTCTAAGCTTGATGTTGAAACAGCAATAGAAATACTTAACAACTTAAAGGAACAAGATGAGCCTAGAAAAAGAAGCGCATGACTTTGTATCTAGGAGACAGGATCATTTCAGAGAGGGTGTGCAAAAACGTAGTGAAGCACTGGAAAAGTTTATTTCAGATAACTTGTATTACAGTACGGAAACACATGAAGCATTAAAGAATTTAATTGCAGTACAGATGTGG